GCCGACCAAAGCGAATACGTCTAAATAATAACACGCTTCTGGTATTTGAACTTTCGTCAAATGATCAGCCAGCAGGAACGTTAAAAATAAGCCGTAATAAAAAGCCTTTTGCCAAACAATTTTGTTAGAGTTTTTGGTTATGGCTGTTGGTATCACATGGTTTGCTTGCTTCACAGATTGACGCCAATGATACTCGGCAATCAGCAAGCCAATAAGTACGGCGACCAGTCCAATAATTGTATACAACATGTAGTTAGTCATAAGCTTATGGTTAGTATATCACTACTCCCCTGCTCTGTCCCCTGCTGCGAACAAAAATCTGCCGCACCCCTGTTAATTCTTTTTTAAAAGAAAAACATAGCAGGGCAGGGGAGTGAACAAAAAGCAAACTTATGCCTTGATAATATAGTTTATAACTGCATACGGTTGGAGGTTTCCACTAGAACCTGAGCCTGCGCCACCAGTAATCGACGGACCGTAAAAGTTACCGTTACCGCCTGGGACAGAGTTAAAGCTGAACTGTCCGCCAGAGCCAACATAATAACCAACGTTTCCAGGCAATCCATGTTGGTGGTTCTGCAAGTTTTTATCACCACCAGATTGTGCTATGCTCGCAAATTCTGTTTGGCCTGAATCACGCCCAACTGGGACTTTGCCTTTGAGATTTGGAACATAAAATTGTGTGGTTGTAGACGTACCCCAAGTATCACCAAGCAGCGCCCACAAACGTGGGTAGTCGGCTTTTTTATACAAACTACCGTCACACACTAGCCAGCCGGACGGCGGCGTCGACATAGGCCAAATTTTAAGCTCGCCTGTAAAGCCAATGGGAACGTCAGAATAAATACTTTGATTCTGCGGATCCCAGTGCAAGTGGTCTTTGACAAAATCAGCGTCCATAAACTGAATACGCTCCGTAGTTTTTCTGCTTCTTGGTTTTGACTGTGACAGGCTTTTTGCGATACGACAAACGCGCGCCGCGGCGCTTGTTCAGCGTTCGAATTCCCTTGCTTGAATCGGTCTTGGTTCGCCTCATTGGCGTGAGCTCGCCGGACTTGTTACTGCCATCATAGCGGCTTGCAGCAGCCAGGGCAGGGACTTGGTCGAACAGGGCATTGACATTGTTTTCGATGTCAAAGTCCCACCAAGCAAGCGGCGTCCAGCCGGTCTGTTGATAGTACGCAAACTTCAACGCGTCCTCGTCGATTGTCTTAGCCATTGAGTGCCAGTGCGCACCCTGGACTTCAATTACTATACGCAACGTCGGCAATATAAAATCCGCCTGAAAAAATTGCTGGAAACCAATTTCGGGAATGTTTATATCCAGATCGTTCAAATAATAGAACGGGATATTGCGCTGCGATAGCGCCCAATAAACAATCTTTTCCGGCAGGGTACCAAACCCAAGCGGAAATTCGTCGACAAAGCCTTTATACCCATGGACACGGTAGCCGGCGTCCTGGCGTTGTTGCTTTTCTTTGGTGGTAATGACTGCGCGCGAAAATCTTGGCATGTCAAACCTCTATCAGTTCAAGCAACCATTCGCGCTGTAACTGGCTTTCGCCAGTGGCTTGTTCGTTATATGTTTGCTCGTCCAAAACAGGGGTTTCGCGCAGCACGCGCGTAATGTACACGCAGTATGCTAGGTGAAACTCTGCATTTGCGTTGATTTGCGCAGGTGTAACGCCATTGTAGCCACGTTCTAGCACCGTGATGGTGGTTTCGTCTGTGCCGCCATTGTAAGCCACTGTCGACACGCGTAGCACCTCCCACACGCCGCTGAAGTTCTTCACGGCTACAAGTGGGTACTCGTTGTATGGGTCGGTATAAATTGGTGGCCGACCCTTAACAATGAACGTAAGCGTCGCATTATCTATTTGGGACTTCACAAGGCCGTAATCGGGCGACAACATATACAGCGGAGTTTTTTGCTTCGACGACTTAATAACCGAATTAGTCAAATCGTTTGCGTCGTTCGTGATCCAAGCACCGGAACGGTCTTGGGTTGTATTGTTGCCCTCGGCCATAAGCGTAGCTTGCCAACGCCAGCGCAGTTTCGGCTGCAAAGTATACCGCCAGGCAATGCCTTTCAAAGACGCAGTAGAGTTGGCAGCCGGCGTAAGCAAAACGTTGATTTGCATACGCTTGAAAAGCTTGGTGGTCTTGTCCGTCACCGGAACAAGGGCTGCATTGCTCGAGCTCGTAATGGTGCCAGCAGTCGTCCAGGCAGACCAGTTCTTGCCGTCATACGTCCGATATTTCACCGCCAGGCTATCACCGGCAATGAAATTACGGTAAATCGGTTCGATATACTCGAGCGATTTATAAATATTAGGATAGCCGTCGTCGAACTCGGAGCTGGTAATTTCAAGGGTTGAGTTTGTGCTACTTATAGCTGTCGTCGCAAATCGTTTCGACAAATCCCACTGGTAGGAATAACAGTTGTCCCAAGCGGTGAAACTAAATTGTGGCTGGACATAATAAAGTTGGTCATTGTTACATAAAAGACCATGAGAAATAAACTGTTCAATCGAAAGTGATTTGTCGACAATAACACCAAAGCCAACGCCATCGTATGTATAGATACGCACAAACCCATTGCCGGTACCAAGACCTTTCGGGCTGTCGTCGATGGTTGTTGTCGTCCAGGTTTGAATGAGTAAATAGTCGGGGTGGGTGCTCAGTTGGTAAACTGTATCGTCGAAGTATTGCAATTTTTGGACGTTCACACCGTCGAAGCGGTAGAGCCACTTATTTGCAAAGAAGAACAGACCGCCATTCCAGGCCGTAAGCTTGCTGGCATTGAGATTAAGAACTTTTACCGCAGAAACACCATCGAAGCGGTAGAGGCCGTCTTGCTTGGCAGCCCAAACGGCGCCGTTAAATTCGACTGCTTCATTCACCGCAATGTCAGATCCGCCAATAGTAGTAATGGCGGTCTTCGTTGCGGAGCCGGCGACGGTTTCGTTTGTGATAGAACTGACTGTTGCCGCGCTGTCTATGCTATACAAGATATTTCTGCAGGAAACATACACGGCGTCCTGTTGGCCGATGTCCTGCCAGGTACCGGCAGAAATACTATAGCGCTGCGTATTCACAGCAGTTTTGCCAAGCTGCGCAAAAGGAACATACAAAAAGCCTTTGTGTATACACATCTGGCCAATACCAACACCAGTAGGCATTGTGCCGCTATTCGGAACAGTCAGGCTCGTTTGGGTACTACCAACAACTTTTTTGCCGAACGCGTAAGTGTTACCGCCAGATGACTGGTAAAACAAAATGAAAGAATACGCGTTATTTTCAACCTTTACGGCGTTGCCAGGACTAAAAGCTGTACTAGAATAAGTGAAGTCCAGGGTAGGGTAAAGATTCTGGTCATACGGGTTGTAAAAACCAACAACACGCATTGCTTTCTCGCTGTCAATGTGCGTGCGCTGAAACATTCCGCCGGCCACGTCGTCGAGCGACGCGGATTTCAGCAAGTCCAAATCTGTCTGTCCTTGCGAACCGGTCGAGAATTTGGGAGCAATCAGCGGCGCACTATCACGCGTAAGTTGACGGCAGCGGTAGCCCTGCAAGCTTGCAATGTCGCCAAGATATAAGTCGAAAAGGGGAGTGGTCGCAGACACTACTGTGACCCGTACAATCCAGCCTGTTCGTCTAAATAGGCGTCGGCTTTTTGTTCGTAATAAATAGCTTCGTCGCGCATATTATCGACGCCGCGCGCGCCAGTTGTTTGCATGTAGATATTATACTTGCGCTTGTTTCCAGTCAGGTTTTCGTAAAACTCTGCCATGGCGTACCAGATTACAGCCAATTCCAATTCTTGCGGAATTGTCGTCAGATTCGGATCAGTTGCATGCAACGTGAACCGGTTCAGACCGTAGATTCGTACTGATGTGCAGTACGATGGTACGTCACGAAGCCGAAGCTTCTTATTGTGGACATATTTATTATCCAAAGGAAACCAAGCACCAGAGCCCATGCCCTCAACCTGGCGGCTATCTGCCACCGGCGTGCTAAGTGTCGAAAGGTCGACGGTGACTTCGCCGTAACTGTCCGGCGAAATCGAAACGGTTTGTGGGTCGACTTCCGCACCTGCTCGCGGAAACAAACGGCCAACAGCAGCGGAAATATAATCCGCCAATACCGTGTCAAACGCGGTATCGCTGGACAAGTCCAGGCGGTTTTTAACCGATACCAGTGCTGTGGCGGCCGTCATGCTCATAGTTCTAGTAACCTACTGGGGCGGAACCCTCACCGGTTGCTTTGTCGAACTCCTCTTGCGAGATTTCGGAGACGTTAGGGTCATTTTTCAATGCCTTGATCGCTACCGCGTTGTCGGTTGCTAAATAGCCAACCTTTGTGACATCACCGAACTCTTTTTCGCGGTACGGAGCAAACCGGACAGTCTGCGGCGCAACCTCGCCCTTGCTTTCGTCGGCTGGTGCGACGACAACTTCTAGGCCTGAAATGCTGGAACGGTAATATTTTGTGGCGTTGTCTGCCATAGTGATTTACCTCTTACGGTTGATATTAAAAAGAGCAAGGGCAGCGCTGTGGCTGCCCTAATATTAGCCGGCCTAGCTCAAACCGTAAAGGTATGAGTGCGCCTTTTCCTGGCCAACACGCATGGTGTACTTGCCACGAATGACGGACTTCTTGCCGTCCTGGCCTGGCGTGGTTGCGTCTTCGACGTGGAAAGCACCATCGACGCCGTTGTTGGACAACGAACCGATTTCAACGTGCTTCTTATCGAGAATCCACAATTCATCGTCGTTAATGCCGTGGTCGACAATAACGTCCAGGGTGTGGTCAAGAACACCAGACTGCCAGGTTGAAACAACAGGATTACCACCCATAGCAAGCTCACGCTTACCGGTGTAAATCTTATTAGAATCGAGGGCGTCCAGCTTCTGCTTTTGGTACGGACTAACTGCAATGTGCGTAGGATCCGCGCCGGCTTGCACCTGCGCCAGAATCTTCGCGTCGATTGCAGAGATGGAAAGGGCACCGCCAACGTTGGTGACGTTGGTTTGAACGAACTGCTTTAATCCACCCATCATGTGGATTTTGTTGGCGCTATCTTCGTAGCGTACGCCATAAAGAATAGCTGTTGCCAACTGCCGGTTGATTTCAATGAAGCGGCGCTTCAAGTTACCGGCAAACGCGTTCGGCAAGTCACTGGTGGCTTGCGCGATTTCGTCGTTCGAAAGTTCGACGGCACGCGTAAATGTCTGAACATAGTTGTACAGACGGTCGACTGTGTCGGTAATACCGGCAGGGGCGAGGCTGTTTTCTGGGTCAGCCGAACCAATCGTGCGCATAACCTTGGAGGCGTGCGCTGCACCTGTGGTACCAGCGGCACCACGCGCAACTGCTAGGGTTGTCGCGTTTGTGATACCAGTCACACGCAGGACTTCAGCTTCAACACGCAGAAGCTCGTTTACCTGGTACTGGTATGCATTGGCCACTGTGAGCGCGGTGCCCGTACCATCGGCCAAGGTGATGGTTTCCTTGCGAACTGCAAGGCTGGTTTCGTTCCACTCAATTTTTGGCGACTTCGCGTTGAACGCGTTGGTGCCAAGAAGTTTGACGAGGGCGACCCCGTCTTGTGATGGGCTAAGAAAATCCAAGCCGTTCCGCAGATCAAGAATATGGTCTGCTGAATCGGTGAAATAGGTCTTAGCGCCAGAAGCAAAGCCTGACATAGACTATTTTTCCAATCTGTTATTGAAGTTATTTTGTAAGAAAACCGCCGACAACCGCTTGTTCGAACGCGTCGTTCGGGCGGTCTTTGCCGGTAAGTGCTTTGCGCTTTTCGGCGCGCTGCTCCGGTGTTAATTCCGGTGCAGTTGCACTATTCAATGTCTTCAATTTGGATTGTACGGCGTCGTCGATACGCCTCTGAGTCCGCTTTGCTATTTCGGGTAATTGGTCTTCGTCTTCGGCGGCCATAAGGTCGTCGACAGAAACGTCCGGATATTTGTCTTTATTCTCTTTGATAAAGGCACGGACATCTTGTTTCTTTGCTTGTTCCATTACCCAAGCTTCGGTTGCCGCAGAGGTGCTATTAGCCCGATCGCGCTGCGAAATTAGATTTTTGTAATCCGATTCTTTGAGCGTGATGGTTTTTTCATCGCCGCCGCTTGCCCCGTCCGGCGCATTTGTTGGCGTTTGGGTTGCCGCCGGAGCTTGTCCGTCAGTCCCTGCCTGCGCTGCTGGAGGAGTGCCTTGGTCATCTGCCATATTTACCCCTAATTAAAGTACACTCTAAAAATACCACAAGCATTACTTGCTTGCAACAGCCCATTTGACTTTTCGGTACCCCTTACCTTTTGCCAAAAATCGGTTCGCCATCTGTTGAGCAGTAGACCTGTTGGTGACAAGCTTCGTATCGAAGCCGGCCAACAGCCGCGCCTGCGATTTGAATTTTGCCTTTTTGGCCTGGCGGTCAGCCTGCCACATGGCCGGCGTCCAGTCTTTGCGCGTGTCGTATTGTGGATTTTCAGCCAGCAGCCGCGCGCGTCCCTCTTTGTCGGCCGCGTAGTAGGATTGCCAGAAGTTATACGCGCTGGCTTTGGCGGCAGATTCCTTGGTTTTGTACCATTTGCCAGCAACCTGGACGCCTTGTTTCGTCGACTTCCAACCGTACTTTTTGTGGTACTCCGTCCAGTCGCCGGTCGCCTGGGCTTTTTCAAAATCGGTTTTTTTCTGGCTGGGTTTGTAATCCAAGTAGCGCTGTTGCTTCGCAGCCTTTGCTACTGTCGTTGGAGTAATCCAATCGAATGATTTCAAGAATGGATTTTTATCGAAGTAGCCGCTGTCAACAAGCTGCTTGAGTTTCTTTGTTGCCCAAAGATTCCGCGTACCCTTTGGCTGCGCTGCATACTCTGCAAACAATGATTTGTTTGCGTTGGCTGCGGCTTCTTTCTCGGCTTTTATAGCCTTGGTCTGCTCGGTGTCATACTTCGCAAGCACACCTTTGAAAAATCCATCGGCAGTCAGACCGTATTTTTTGAACATGGCGGTCTGCTCTTTTTGCATTTCGCCATAGCCCTTATCCTTGGTGACTTTGTCCCAGTCGGTAGCAAAATACGTCTGCGTTGCTTTCTGCAGCCGCTTGGCGGTCAAAAACTTCGATTTATCAAATGACAGGTCGCTGGGTTTACCAAGGAAACTCAACGCTTGCTTACCAAGTTTGCTGCGCGGATCCATCGACGCAACATAGTTGGTCTTGGACTTATCGTACCCTTGTTTTTGCTTGGTAAGCCCGTAGCCCTCATGGCCAGGGTTTCCAATCCAGCTCGCGTCAGGCTTAGAACGGCCGGCCTGGACATCAAGCGCCTTTTTCGCTTGTATGCCAAGATCCACTTGCGGGAACTTGGAGGCCAGCCGCCGCCACCAACTGGCGTCCTGTCCTTTGACAGTTTTTCCGAAACTATCGACACTGTCGGCAGTTTCACCGGCTGCGGCAAGGTACGGATTAAAACCCAGTTGGCTCATCTGTTTGTCGGAAAACGCGTTGAACGGTGTCGTCCAGTATTTGCCGCCAATTTTCAACCGGCCGGCATAATACTTCGCGTTGTCCTTGCGGAACTGCTCAATTTCCGCGTCGGTATACCCAAGCTTTTTCAGCTCGGGCACGGTGGTGTTAAAGTCGTTGTTGAACTGCTGCTGCTGGTATGTGTCCAGGCGGTGATACCCCTCTGCCCACAACGGCCGGTCGACCGGCATTACAGCGGCAGCTTTAGCAACATTCTTTTGGAACTGCCAAAACGGCACAACGGCTTTTATAGGACGCTCCCAATTTCGGGTTTTGTAATCAAACAGATACCGGTTGACGCGCTTCAATGCTTGTTCGTGCGTCAGTCCCTTGGCTTTGGCTGCACGGTAGGCAGCAACGCGCGACCAGTTTTCCTGGCGCGTTGCAAAGCGATTCAGCCGACCTTTTACGCCAACCTCTTTGGAAATATTGCTCGCAACGTCTTTGGGTGCTTCGTCCATGGCTTTTTTGAAATACCGTGGGCTCAACATACGACCCTTTTCCCAAAGGGCACGACCACCACCGGCCAAAACGGCCGCCTGGGTGTTGTAGAGCTCATTATTCACATACCACGCAGGGCGGTATTTAAGCACAGATTTTTTCCAAAGCTTATTTGGCGTATTATCTGCGACCACGCGCGCGCCTTTGGCCAGCGGCGTGTCTTTACGCAGATACCAGGGCAATTTTTCCCAGGCTTTTTCAATGGCTGCACGCTGTGGAATTGTCGCTTCGTCATACTGCTTACGCAGCAGATCGCGCTCAGCGCGCAAAGCTTTAACGCGTGCTGTACCTTTCAAATGCAAGGTTTCGTCGATGTTACTCTTGAAATAACGGTCGACAGCACCCTGGTAAAAATCTGCCGCAGATTGCTGGCCTTTGAACTTGCGCTGCAAACGGAAATTGTATTCGTCCAGGGTTTTGCCATTGCGTGTAATCCAAGAAGTGTGCGGCGAATAGGTTTTTTTACCAAGCCCAAACCTGGTGGTTCGAACGTTGTCGGCAAGCCGCATTTGTTCGGCAAACTGTTGCCACTTCGTAGCAATACCCTCCAATTTTTGCCGAACCGGCTCATACCCTTTGCCGGCGAGCAGCAGGCGGTCGCGCGCGCTAAGCTTGCCGTCAACCATGCGCTGCAAAACCTTGGCTTCGGTGTCGGACAGCCCTTTCAGGTCTTCGAACACAGAGGTGTCGAGTTTGTAGCCACCGAACTTCGCAAGCTGGTGGTTGATTTGGTCGAGCCGTACCAACGCACCCTGCGCTTCGGCTTGCTTGCTTTTCGCCATGTCGATTGCTTCACCGAGCTTTTGGGTCGGTGATTTGTGTTCTGCGGTCAGCCATGCAACAGCTTTGTTGCTACCGACGGTTTCTGTTGCCTTGCCTAGCCAGCCACCAATTTTGGTAGCTTTGGCGGCTTCGGCAATTTTGCCAGTCCAGCCAAGTCCCTTGGCTACGGCACCGGCACCGGCAGCCAGGTTCAGCGGATCCGCTGCAACGTCGATAAACGAGTTCCAGTTCCGGTTTCGCTGATTTTCTGCCGCCAACTTTTCGGCCATCACTTTGTTGTAGTCCAATTTGTTGGGGTCGGTTTCACCAATCTGTTTGCGCGCAGCAATAAGCGACTTCACATATTCGCCATACGCCTGGTCGGCTTTTTTGCCTGGCTTTATGTCAACCCAGGGTTTCTGGTTGAAACTACGCTGGTTGTACGTCGCCTGCCACGCATTGAGCTTCGAGCCGGCGCGGTTGGTACTGGTGCCGCCCTCCTGATAGATTGTGCGGTTTTTTGTATTCAAGTTACCAATCCAGTTCACCGCGCGACTGGGGGCAGTAACGATGGACGGGGCATTTGTCGAGCCCTGGCCAAGCGTGTATTGCCATACATTGCCCAGAACCTTGCCAGGCACGCCGTGAACGACGTTGCGATTGAACATACTCGCGCCCTTGGCGGCAGCCGAAGTAAGCGGTGCCTGGGACGCTTTGCCGTATGCGTCAATCATGGCGTTAGCTCCGGCGCGCTGCTTTTCAAGCTTCGCTATTTCGCTAGTTTGCCAGGCGTTGTATTCAGCCGCCGCTTTGTCAAACTGGGACTGGGTCAAGTATTTTGCGCCCTCCACGGCGGCTTTTTTCTGCGCCTGCGTCTTTAAAAATCCAGCCAGATTTTTTTCGTAGGTTTTAGTTTGTTTGTCGACGGTCGCCTGGGCTTGCTTCGCGGCGTATTCGCGCGCGGAAGATTCGCGCCGGTCACTACCGAACGAAACTTTGTCCCAAAGCTTCTGCGCGACGTTCTGATGGCCGATTTTGGTTTTTGCCTGGACATCTGCCATGGCTTTGTTGTACGCGTCAGCATACGCTTTGTCGTACTCAGACTGCGCCGGCAGCTCGATTTTGGGCAGCTTCATTTTTTGGCCAAGTACAATTTTGCCTTTCCAGGTCGGACTGGAAACTACCGACAGAATCTGCTGCTTGTTGGCCGAAACTTTACTATCGACCTCGCCTTGAACGCGTACACGATTTACTTCTTTAATTCGTGCAGCTTCGGCGGCAGCAGCCTGGCGTGCAATTTCGGCAGCCTGGGCGGCCACTTGCGCGGCCTGCTGTGGGTTGTAGGTGGGGACTTGTGGGGAAACAGTCGGGTGATAATACGAAGCCGGCAGGGGATTTTGCAAAACAGTACTTGGCGCGGTCTTTTGCGGATTCACGTTCGAACCCTGCAAAGATCCGCCAGGCAGCGTAAACGGGACGCCAACTTTTATCGTTGGCAATTTTTGGGGCTTGGCTACACTAAGCGCCATTTGCTACCACCGGTTGGGGCTGCGCGGCCGGAAGCGCGCCGCCCGGCTGTCCGGTGGGTAAAAGTGGGTTGGCGGTGGGTGTTTGTGGGTTTTGCGCTTGCATGAAAGACGCGGCAGAATCCATTATTTTTGTCGTGCCCTCGGGATTCAGCGCCGGCTCGTTTTGTTCTTGCGTTAGCAAGTCGAGTTCGTCCTGCGGCGAATCAAAACCAAGCTTGTCATAGCCGGTAGTTTTTGAAATCTGCCCCTGTTGCATGGCGTTGAGCCAGAAAGTTTTTTCGGCAATGTCATTTTTCGGAGTGACCGGCGGCCAAGTTACAACGTTGATGTAATTTCCAGCAATAATTTCTTTAGGGTCGAACTTCTCGCTGAAAGCACCGCCCTGGTATTTTCGGTCGGACAATCCCTTGCCGCCCAAAACAGGAACGGTAGACGCCGGCGCGTAGCCGGAAATTGACATTTGCTCGCCGGCTTTGCCAAACTTCTCGGTAAATTTCAAGATTTTGGCGTTGATACTCTGATAGAAAGCAGTCCAGTGGATCTGCTGCTTCGCGACGAATTTTTCGGTCGGTGAATAGTACATGTCCAGGGCATTGCCGGACGTGTTGGCTCCGACATTTTCACCGAACGACGCAGCGCTAAAATTCGACAATCTCATCATGTCGTTTTGCAACTGTTCGATATGCTTGTCCAGCAGAGAAGTTTCCTGGACTTGAAGCAGTCCCATTTCACCCTGGGCTTTCAAGCCAACGAAACCGCCGCCGCCCTTTGCCAGATTATTTTTGATGTCGTCGAACTGTTTGGAAATAATACCGCGACCCCAAACAAGTGGGTTCGCCATGCGCTGCACGATATTGGCGCGCTGTTTCAGGGTATGATTCAGTTCGGCTTGCAATGGCAACATTGGCGTCAGGTAGAAAGAACCCTCGCCATTGGTGTTGTAATCGCCAAAGGGCATACAAATGTCGATTGGGATTTCACCCATCAGGTGGTCGTGCGGCTCCTCGATGAGCCGGTCGCCAACCCACGCAACACGCGTGTTTGCGTCCCAACGAATCGCCATTGTGTGCCAGTTTTTGCCGTCGATTGCCGTCAAATACGGGTCGCCAGGCACAACCGACGATGTAATTCCGCCGGTTGGTTTGAAGCCGTATTTTTGTTCGCACTCCTCATCAGTAATCGGGAAGACCGCCCAAAAAGCGACCACGCGGCGGTCGTTGTCATTTGAAAGCTGCCAATAGACGTAGCGCGGATCGTAACGCTTTACGAACGCGCAGCGTTTGTCCAGGTCGAAACCAGTTTCAGCAACAGCAACAGACATCACCGTCGTGTCATCTGCCCATTTTGATTGCAAAACAGGGGTGTTGCTGGAACGGTGGACTGCGTACAAAATTTTTTCGCGCAGGGAAGCGGCCTCGCGCGCGTACTGGTCGGCTCCCATAACCGGCACTTTCATAACAGGGAAGTCCGAAATGTAGTGAATATTTTTGTCAGCGAACACGCGCAGCAAGTTTGCGGACAATTCTTGCTTTTGCTGCTGCTCGCCAGATTTTCTTTGATAAAAAGCAGAGGTCTGATAATACTCCCTCTGCTTCGACATTTCGATGTGATATGGTGCCAGATTTGTAATTGCCGCTTCAAGTTCTGCGTTCAAAGATTTTGGGTCGGTTGTATCAAAGGACATCTGCGGCTGCTCCTACATAATTTACACTGGGGTCAAAGCCAAGCACCAGGCCGGTTGTTTCGTCTAATGCGTGAATTGCTAATGCGTTTGCCATAACGGTGTCTTGAACAACATGCGTATCGTCCCAAATGTATTTTCGATGCTCGTCGAATAAAATTGGAATTTTCGGCAACCTAACTGCCGGTTTACCAAAAGCGTGTTGAACTGCTTCAATGATATTTTGCTTTTTGTCTTTTGTAAAGAAAAAGGGCTCCGACCAGTTTTCGATTTCGCCAGTAGCAACGTCGCCAACTCCGGTGCCGTCGTGAAAAGCCTGGACAGGCTCCCACTTTTCGTAGTGGTCAATCAAAACTTTCATAATGTCGCGCCAGTCGCCGCCGGCTTCAATGTATTTGAAGTCAATCATTTTTGCAGGGTACACACTCGAATCGTAGGTAATAATCACCGTCGCGTCATTTTTTCGGCCAAGGTCGCAGCCAATAACCGGCGCGCAGTCGGCCGGCAGCTCCGGCGCAGTCCACCATTCGGTAATGATTCCGTCGGGGTCGTCGCGCTGCTCCAACCAATTCCGGTGGAATGACTGCTCGAGCTCGCGCGTCGAAAATACCGTTCCGATGTTCGCGTCAAACGCGCCCTCGAACTCTTGCCGCCAGGCAAGGTCGGTATATTTCGGCCGTTCCTGCTGGTACCAAGAGCCAGGTTTTTCCCTGGCTTTTTGGATCCAGGCTTTGGCCTCCAATTTTTTGCCGGCATTTTTCGCTTTGATGTACTGCTTGTAGTACGGATTGTACGTTGGCACGTCCCACCAACCATACTCAAACACCTTAAAACCCATGTGGTCGTGCGATTCAAAAATCCGCGCAAACAAGTTGGCACGACCTTTGGGCGTCGAAATTGCCGTCACGCGGCCGCCGGTTTGCGCAAGCGTCGCACTCGCGGCCTGCCAGATTTCTTCGGCATACTGAATGAAAGCCAATTCGTCGACGTACAGGTGGGTCGCGGAAAACGACCGGCCGGATTCTTTACTAGCCGCAAGGCTCGAAATTTTATTTCCCAAGGCGTTGGTCGTGACGCGCTCGTTATCTTTGATAATTTTCGGCGCGTTCGGATTGTTTTCGCGTACCGACCACAAAACTTTGCGGACATATTCGTGGAAATTGACCGCAGCGTCTTTATCCTTGGAAATAATCACAATCTGCGCGCCTGGTACGTTGTCGAACTCCCAGGCAGCTTCGGCGGCGGCAGTAGTCGAAATACCGCACTGGCGCGGCTTGTTGATCGCGCGAAAGCGCGACCGGTCTTGCAAAAATTCCTGCTGGAATGGCCAGGGCTCGAATGTAATCAAACCCTTACCAGGCAGCAAGATTCGGGGCTGGTACTCAAGAATCCATGCTAATGAGCTCGTCTTCGCTGTCTTCCGCCGCTGCGCTTGCGAGCCGGCCGCCAGCCACGTTGCCCTGTCCCAAATCTTCATCGTCTGCCGTCCCGTTTATTTTTTCCCAAAGTTTTTCCAACTTTTCCATAATGGCAATGTAATTGCCCGAATTAAACTGCGCCGGATTTTTCACCGCCTGCTGGTCAAGCCGCGCCAGGATAAGCTGGTATTTGTGCGCCGCGTAGTGCAGGGGGTTGTTCGGTACTTGAAGCGGCTGCTGTGGGTCTACCCAGTACGGGTCGAACTGTTTAGTCGAAACGTCTAACAACGTTGCTTGTTCGCCGCGCTCCATAGTAGCTGTCTCGCTCATGGTTTGATTTTATCACAACCCCCCCAAACCAAAATTTTTTTTGTGCGCAGACCAAACACAAAGAATGAAAAAACAAAAGAGAAGATAGGGGTCAAAGTTTAGAGGCTGGAACTAGAGGGGGGGAGTTGACTCACGCATAGAGACTGAGCAAGTTGTGAAAGCTTTTACATCTGTTAGCTGTTTAATAATCAAACACTTTCGGGGGTTCGATATGATAGCACACAACCCTGCTGATCTGCTAGGTAGTACGGCTGCGCCGTCTCCACCTTGCAGGCGCAGGAACGCGTGCAACTTGCTGGTTATCCCCGAAAATGTATTCTTCCCTAGCCTTTACGATTGAACCGTGGCATGTATGGGTCAGTGGCTTTGGCAAACTCCTTGTTAATCAGAAAATGAAACAATGCTGATGGTGTCGAGCCTGGCCTTACCCTGTCCATAGCAGTATTGGCCATAGCTTCCATCTTTGCAACACCGATTGTGTGCATGACTTTGCAGTACCAAGCGTCGTAACCCTCATTAAGCAGACCTACTGAACGAAGCCGTTCAAGTGCAATGTCTATGTGGACATTTGCCATAATGCGTGCTTCACGCGCTATCTGTTTGTCATCTGTTGCGAACTTGTCTGTTGACGTATTGCCACTGTCGTGGTACCCTCTCAAATTGTCAATATGTCCGGTTGTAATGTTGTT